AAAATTACGGATGTAACTATTCAGCGTCCTAAGACAAAAGATTTTATCGCGGTTGGCTCTAATCCAGTTGACAGCGCCGCCGCCGATGCCGCGCTGTTTTCTTCATTGTCCGGCCTGCCGATGTCTGTTGTTTCGCAGATTGACATTGACGACTGGTCAATAATCCGTACCGAACTCGCGCTTGTTTGGGCTTCGTATTTTACGTCAAAGGAATACGACGAAAACCCTACCGGCGCGGAGGCGGTGAAGGCTCCGCAAAACGAGACAACGGTGACCTTCTAACACTAGAAGAAATCTGTAACCGTGTTGCTGAAATGGTCGCGGAAATTCTTATGCTGCTTCCGGGAATGGATTTTACGACACTTATGGATATGTATTGGGAGCAACTGTCTTTTTGGCATGAAAAAGCCGTGAGTGTGACAAAGGCGATACGCGGGGGAAATTAGTGGCTGAAATTAAAAGCGGCGTTCTTTTATCGCTGAAAGATTTATTTTCACAAGGCATGAACAAAGCCGCGGGAGCGGCTTCGAGTTTTGCCGGTAAAACGCTTGGCGCGATAGAAAAAGTAGACAAAGCTATTTCGGGCACTACCGCAAAACTCGCGGCACTTGGCTTAACGCTTTCCGTTGGCGCCGCGGCAAAAGGCGTTATTGAGATGGATCACCGCATGACGCGGCTCGGTATATCCACAAATGCGTCAGCTGAACAAATCTCAAAATTGAAAAGAGCAATATTTGACGTAGCTCAAGCTCCAGATATCAAAATTGATCCAGATAAAATTGTTAACGCTTTTGAAAAAATAAAAGATCAAACCGGCGATTTGAAATTCGCCGAGGATAACATCAGAAACATCGCTCTTGCAATACAGGCGACAGGCGAATCCGGCGAATCAATGGGAATTCTTTTTTCCCAATTCAGAAATTTTGGATATTCTACCGAACAAATATCATCGCTCATGGATGATATGGTCGCACAGGCTAATCAGGGCGCATTTTCGTTAGCTGATTTTGCAAAAAATGCTTCTACAATATTTTCAGCGTTAGAGGCAAAAGGAATGGGAGCCACGCCGGAAAAAATAGAAAACATCCACGCCGCCTTACAAATTATCAATGCGGGCGCAAAAAATCCAACAAAAGCATTTGCCGCTTTCGATTCCGTGTTTAAAGAAATAACCGATCCTGATAAACGAAAAGATTTTAGAAAGTTGGGGATTAGTGTTAAGGATTCTAACGGAAATTTTAGAGACTTCAATGATATTATGTTTGAGATTGCTGAAAAAGCAAAAGACTCACGTTTCACCAATTCTATTAACAGGATGTTTGATTCATCTTCAATGGTGGCGATAAATTCTTATATTTCGCAAGGTGATAGGCTGAAGAATTCTTTGAACGATCTCGGTGATACCACAGGTTTATTGCAAAAACAATCGGCGGCAATGGCCGGAACCATGCAATCAAACCTAAAAAATCTGCAAACTGCTTTTAACAGTTTTGCCGATACCAATTTGGCAAAACCACTTGAACACCTGACAGGGCTTCTGAATAAATTATCCGAAGATCCAGAACGCTTAAAAAAAGTGTTTACCGGAATCGCCGTTGGGATTGGAGCGATTGCTGCAGTAAAAGGCATTGCCGGAATATCGCGGCTTGTAGGTAGTTTATTGCAACTGAAAAGCGGCAATGTAAATATAACCGAATCGTTGAACATGGCGACGGCAATGCCGGTGTATGTAACCAACTGGGGCGGAGGGATGGGAGCTCCTGGAATCGGCGCCGGCGGACAATTTCAACAGCCGCAAGCGCAAGCCCCCCAATTATCGAACAATCCTTTAACATCAGCGCAAAACGCTGTAAAAAATATAACGCCTAAACAATACGCCGGAGCCGCTGGGGGTGCAGCACTTACAGCCGCATTTATTAAAATCCCCCAAATGATAAACGAGTTAGACGAAATAAAAAAGAATGAAAGCTTAACGGCAAAAGAACGCGGCAAGGCCAAAGGTGGAGCGATAGGAGACGCTTCAGGCAGTATTGCCGGAGCGGCGGTAGGCGGTGCAGCCGGTATTGCGGCTGGAGCCGCAGTCGGAGCTGCAGTTGGATCTGTTGTTCCGGTACTTGGTACGGCGGTTGGCGCTCTGGTCGGCGCCGGAGTAGGTGCACTTGGCATGTGGCTTGGCGGAAAAGCAGGTCGCAAAATTGGCGAAGGCATCGGCGAGTCTCTAGCAGCCGATGATTCGGAAGTACAGACAAGTAAAGAAACCGATTGGCGCGAATCCCCAAGCCATAAGCGTTATAAACAAAGGTATCGGCGAGCAATGCCTGTTTCCGATTTGCCTCCCCAGATCACGCAGCCAGGCTCAAGCGTTACGCCACAAAAAGTAGAACTTGGCGGACAGGCGGTTATGGACGTTAATGTTAATCTTTCTGGAGTCAACCCGACTGCTTCCGTGGCCATACGGGATAATACCACGGACATTCAATTCAATCCCGGTTATGCGAAAATTGCGAGGTATCTCCGATGAGCGAAGCGCGTTTTGACATTAAGCTTCCCACTCCATATAAAGATAAATGGCGGGAGGCTTACAGGGCGGATAAAGACGATGCTCCGCGTCTGTCCAGTTATCAGGCGCCTAATGGCAAACCTATTCCTTTTATTTATAAAAGCATTGAATTCTCTGGCGGTCAGTCAGTTGACACCGCCGAATATCCGTTTGACGGTTTATGGTCTAATGAGGCATTGAACCAAAAACCACAAAGCATTACTGTACACGGATATTTACGCGGCGAATATTATTTGCAGCAGCGAATGGATTTTCTTAATGCGTTGATGGTTCGCACATCCGATGACGAGCCCGGCTTTTTTGATCATCCCCTCTGGGGACGGTTCAAAGTCGTAGTCGATAATTACAACGTCTCTGAATCGGCAAATGAAAACGGCCAGTGTGAACTAACACTTACACTCAAACGGGCCGGAGTTTCGCTTGAAAACCGCGCGCTTGAGTTAAGCCCGCAAGAGCTTGCCAAACCGGAAGATGTCGCGCTTACCGCTGTCGAAATATTTACTAAAACCTACTTTGATCCCCAAATGTTACTACAGGTGTTTGGCGCAATAAAAGCGCGGTTACTCGCTATTACAGGCATACTTCAACTACCCCAAAATATTCTAAATGGTATAACCAACGAGATTACCGGTATAACGAACCTTATAGCTCAAGGAGTACAGACGCCCATGCAATTGGCACAGGCGTTTGTCAATGTCGGTTTTTCAATAGCAGCGGCAGTTATTTCAATTGGCGAATCAGCGCAAACCGTTGGCATATATTTTTCAGGTCGGAATAACAAAAAAAAATCCGTATTGGAATTTTTATCAGCCAGTACTTGGACGCTCCCAATTGAAGCGGTGACGATAATGCAAAATAAAACAAAAGAAGCCTCTGAAAACCTATATCGCACAGTAAGCCTGTGCGTGGCTGCAGAAATTTTAATGTCGATGGATGATAACACAACGCATGATCAAATGATCGGATATTGGTCATTATATACAAAACTTGAAAACAGTATAAACCTTGAAGACCCTGATATGTACGAAGCTGTTGTTAATATGCGTTCCGCGCTTTCCTTAAAGCTGCGGCAAAGCGACATGAACCGTGAACTGAAAAAAACAATTGAAAAACCCGTACCATTACTTTTTCTCTCGCATTATCTGGGCTGCGATGAAGATCAATTAAGAATTTTAAATTTTATTGAAGATTCGTTATTAGTTTCAGGAGACGTGTCCTATGTCTAAAATAATTGTCAAAAACGAAAATACCGGCAATGAACTGTTATGGCGTTCCATAAAAATTAGAAAGTCACTTGATGAAATATGTCATACGCTTGAGCTGGAAATACCGCTGTCTGAACGGCCCAAAGTCAGAAAACATAATAGAATAACGGTCACCTTTGATAATCCAATAATAAGGAATCCTAACTGGAGCAGATTAATTACGACCGTTCTTGTTGACGAAGTTACGTCTAACGCTGATGTTACGAAAAACAGCCTCATGGTTATAGGGCGCTCTCCGGCGCGGAATATAATAGACTCAACATGGTCTGATACCGGCGACGACAGGCAACTTCGGACATTAATAAACTATATAGGGAAAAGATTTGGTATTGAATGCGATACCCTTCCGCCTGATAAACCTGATCCAACGGATCCGGTTTATGACTTTGAGTGGAATAACGAAAGCCCATGGACTAAACTGATAAATGAAGCGGACAATCAGGGGTATATATTAACCAGTAACCAAGCGGGAAAACTTTATCTTTGGAAAATAGACGGCGGCGTCAGGCATGAAGGATTTCATATTACTGAAGGCGTAAACGTCAAAAATATTAAATGGACGGAAAACGGTTCCGAGCAATTTTATGAATATGTTGTAATCGGCGAAGATTATGAAGCGCGAGAAATTGATACTTCATGCCCGAAGGGCCGCATTCTTACCATTGATTTGTCCGATACGCATATTGGTGAAGACGCTGTTAAACGGCGGGCAAAAATGGAAGTGAAGCGCAGAAGAGAAAGTAAAATTACGGCTACAGTTCCCGGTTGGGGACTTACCGATGAGCAGATAAAAAGATTGGGAGCATCAATAGATAAACCGGAACTTTTTTGGTTTCCAAAATCAATAATTCCCGTTAGTATGCCAACGCTTGGTCTCAAGGCTAATCTGTTAATATCCGAAGTGGAATTGACCGCGAACGCCGATGCGATAAGCAGTGACATAACGCTGGTAAAAAAAGAGGCATATTTGTGAATGATTTGTTTGGTCAAATAAGAGCCAAAATTCGTAACACTTTCTCAATAGCCAAATTTGAAAAACGTTATGATGACGGCAGACTGCAGGTAAAAACACATTCCGGCAGGGTCATAGAAAAAAAAGAAGCGTTTCCCTATGGCTTTACCGCCAAAGCTAAAACAGGCAAGACGTTTGTTTTTTGTCAGGGAGGGGATTTCGGCGGCTTTGAAATTATGCCACTAACGGCTGATGACGAAGTATGCCCGCCGCAATTGGAAGAAGGCGATTCCGCGCTGTATACCCAAGAAGGCGGTTGGATAATAGCGCGGGAAAAAGGGACGCTGGAACTTTTTGGAACCGATGCCGGCGGCGTAGTCAAAGCCGCCGAGCTTGAAAGCCAGCTTAATAAATTGTCGGCTCGTGTTGACGGGATTATAGACGCGCTCAAAAATTCGCAGACTGCCGTACAGGACGGCGGCGCGACATATAAAGCGCAAATTGCCGCAATGTTAGCTGCATTGGTTAATAAAGAAGATTTTTCAAACTTGGAAAATAAAAAGGTGTTGCATGGAACAGGCAAATAAAACGGTAGCTGTCGAAAACTGGACAGACATCCGCGAACTTGTGCAAATGAGTATCGGCACTGATAAAGGCTCGTGGTGGGCAGATCCAAATTTCGGAAGCGAACTTTACTTATTAAGGGAGAACGGCAAAGTTGACGAAAAAACAGCGGGGAATTTTAAACGGATGCTGCAGGAATGTCTTTCATGGATTGTAACTGACGGACTTGCCCGGCAAATAAATTGTGCCGTTGAACGTACCGGCAAAAATGTAATTTCATACACCGTTGAAACAATACAGCCAGACGGCGGCAGTATTTTTATTAAGGATGTTTGGAAAGATGTTTAACAGAGATAGTTTACAAGTCCTGAAAGAAAGGACGGCAGCCAATTATTTGAGCCTGTTCAAACCGATGGACAGGACGCCGCGTTATAACCTTGTTTCAGTGATGGCGAATGTCGATGCCGGCCTGTCTCATCTTTTGCAAGGTGATTTGGTTTTTCTGTCAAAACAACTGTTTCCGGATACCGCCGAAGGCGAATATTTGAGATCTCATTGGTCCATGATAGTACCGCCGTTGTATGCGGTAGCGGCAATTGGAAATGTCGAAGTAAACGGCATTGCAGGAAAACCAGCGCCGGCCGGCATTGTCTTTAAAAGCGCTTCAGGTAAAAGATACTTCACTGAAAAAGCTTATAATATTTCGAGTAACGGTAAAGTGATTGTCAATGTAAAAGCGGAAAATGCGGGGAAAGATTCTAATCTTGAAACAGGCAGCCCGTTAAGTATTGTCTCCTCAATTCCGGCTGGCATTGATTCAGACGCCAAAGTTGGTGACGAAGGTATTCTTGGGGGGGTAGACGCTGAAAGCGATGAAGAATATCTTGTCAGAGTCCTTGTTACTTTGCGTAATCCCAACAGGTATGGTCAGTATAAAGATTTTGAGGCATGGGCGCTGGACGCGACACCGGAAGTTTCCGCCGCATGGGAATTCAGAAATTTCGGGGTGTTTGGGGCATTGCTTATACAGGTGATAAACGGCAATCAAATGAGCGGCGTCCATCAGGTAAAAAACCTTGCGGCAGTACGGAATTATATCAGCACGGTATCTCCTCCGGTCATTTTTGACGTGCGTACGCCTTCGCTTATTCCCTTAAATCCTGAAATAAAATTGATGCCGTTTGAGAATACCCAGAAAAACATTGAACTGGTGGAAACGCGCTTAAAAGCATATCTCCAGCAAATCGCAAAGCCGGGTATTCAGATAACTTCCGGAATGTTGAAAACTGCCGTCATTGATGGCGTAACAATAACAGACGCAGTAATAAAACTGTCGGGGAATATCATCGGTATTATATCGACAACAATATTGGAATATCCGGTACTGGGGACTATAACATGGGTATAAATGTGGCTACTGAAAAAGATTACAGCGGAGCAATCCGCGATCTGTTTCCCCAGGGTGAATATTGGAAAAAACAATTTGCTGATCCTGAATCCGACTTAAATTTATTTTGTAAAGCAAAATCAAAAGAAATTATTAATTTGCGAAAACGAATGAGTGATTTACTTGCAGAGAGTGATTATCAAACCGCGGTTGAAAGCATAGACGATTGGGAACGTGTCCTTTTGGGATATACAAATATTCACCTGCCTATCGAAGAACGCCGGAAAATATTAGCGACAAAAAAAACTCCATTAATTAACCGCATATTGATTGCGGATATTGCTCAAAAATACGGTCTGACATTGATTGATATAATTTTTCCGTTTAAACCTTCGTTTTTTGGGTTCTCCAAATTTGGCCGTTCTATATTTTCACGTCCCGCTTTTTATTCGGTGTTTTATGTTATAGCGGCGTTTCAAAATGAAGAATTAAGAATTGAAGCAAAAAATTGTATAACTAAATTGATAAAAAACTCTTCATTTGGCCAAGGCTGCTTTGGTATAGGTCATTTTTTTAGACGTTCTTTTTTTATTAAGGACTACTCAAGTCGCATTTTTTCAGAAATAGAAATACTTGATGATTTTGAGCGGGATGTAAACGACAAATTAATAGCAAGCAATATTGCTTATTTTTTATATAAACTTTAGGAGGAATTAAAATGCCAGGAATGTATCCAGATGATCAGTTACTTGAAATTTTCGGGGAACAAGTTATGTATCCCGGTCTTGACCCGGAAACGCATAAATTTACCGACGGGGATTTTTCCGACCCGCTGAAAAAACCGTCCCATATCCCTGCAGCAACATTCAATCTCTTGATTGATAACATGGAAAATCTAATCAGTGAAATTGGGTTAGATCCAAACAATACGGATCCGGAACAACTTAAAAAAGCTATGCAGAAAGGATTTGCACCACGAAGAGTTGGTGAACTTGTAATGTTAGCTTATGAACCATCTGTAGAGCAGCTTATTAAGATGCATCTTTTACCTCTTAAAGGTGAAATTTTTAAAATAGAGTTGTATCAAGATTTGTTTGATTTAATGTATGTAGGTGATGACAATAACAATAATGCTCTTTGGTGGTATAGATGCAATATAGACGGTACAAGAAGTATAACAGGTTTATATTTTAGACTTTTGGACATAAGTGGTCTTTTCCCTCGAGCAGCCGGACAGAATTCATATTACCGTACTAATATGAATAATCCATTATCCACGCCTTATGATGGAAACGCAATTGGGACATATCAGAGTGACGCGGTTCGCTCACACCTGCATACCAAATCTATAGGCGTTGCAGATGTCGGAAATAATCTTTTCGGAGATGTAAGGTATTGGCCGCGAACTGACGGGAGTGTAACAAACACTGAAGCTTATACAGGTTATTACGGCGACTCGGAAACAAAACCTGTGTCTTTTTCAGTCCTTGTTTGCATCACTTACTGATAATTCCTTATGATGGAAATTCGATTGGGGCGTTTATCAGTGACGCGTTAAAAACACATTTGCATCCCTTAGATGGATTTGCACATAAAAATAGTGCCTCTTATAATTTAGGGGGGCATGAATTTGGTGTTTACAGCTTTGATACAGTTACATACGCTACATCAAATTTTAACGGAAGCTACGAAAACCGCCCCGCGTCAATATCCGCTCTAGTTTGCATTACCTATTAAAGTTTTCCGCTGACGGAATGATCAATAGGTAACACAGACCAAAAAACTGATGCTGGCAGGACGATTTTCGTAAGCGGTTGGCACAACGTTACTTGCTCTAAATTTTAATGTTTTATAGCCGTTTCCAGTACCGACTTGATACACATCTGTTGTTGTGGTGTCTAAAGAAAAAACCCCAGATTGTATATTAGCAAACAGCCCAATTCCCGATCCGACAGAACCTTCCATATTCCGTATAGCGTCCCCAATTATACTTCCTATTGCGTTTCCATCATAAAGAATTAATAGGCAATACAAACTAAAACGGAGGTAGATACTGGTTTAGTCTCCGACCCGGAGCCAAAGCCCACTTGTATTTTGTACTGTAACTGTTGTTGAGAAGGGTTGCTTACGATGCTATCATAATTTGTATTTGTGCCTAATATTTGTATAATTCCAGTTGGATTTACCACTAGACGACCGCTCCAAAAACTTGGTACATCAAACGATCCTACTTGTGTCAGTATTTTATCACTATTGTATGCTCCAATGGAATTTCCATCATAAAGAAATTGCTTGACAAAAAATTATAGAGGAATTACTATAATAGTATGCTTAAGCATGAGGGGGAAATTATGTTGAAGACGATAGTGGACAGCTTTGAAGCTTGTCCGCCGTTAGGTATTCGGTATTATTATTACATAGACGAAAACGGCCAAATGCATTGTTGCTTAGAGGGGGCTAAAATCCCTGAAAACTGGAAAAAAATAGATTTCTCAAAAGGGTTAAATATACAATGAACGAATGCACCCATAAAAAAGAAGGCAAACAATGCCGTTATGAAATTGGAAAATTTTTTATTAGTGGTCAATTTTAAAGACATCCACCTAATAGTAGGCCTTTTGTGTGGTGGACTCCTGCTACTACATTTCAAAGTATTGTCGGTAATGCAATAATACCAGATTCGGTTTATTAAATAATTTCCCCTCCCAATCCTCAAGGGTCAGTACAATCTACAGGCGTTAACCTCATCTCTAATTTTTACAGCGGTTCGCGCCAATGATTCAACCCCCGCGTGGCGGTAATGGCGCGTCATGGCTTCGGTGTTATGCCCCATTAAGAGCTGTACCACCTTAGTAGAGTTAGTTTCTAGTAAAATGGAATTAAACGTGTGCCGCAGCCAGTAGGGCGTGAGATACGGCTTGTCAATTCCGGCGCGTTCCACAGACTTGCGGAAATTCCACGACAGACGGTGGGTGCCGTAAGGTATGCCGTGTTTGTTGGCAAAAATATAATCTTCAGGTTTGGGCTTTACTTTTTTCTTCAGACGCTCTATTTCCTCTGCGGTCTGATCCGTAATAATCGCTGGCTTGGTTGAACCTGTTTTTGTCCCTTTAATTTTATTTTTGCTGCCCGATTCAAGCGCTTTTAAAATTGGAAAGAATTTAATATCTGAATCCCAATCACCCCATCTGAGCGCGACTAATTCCCCAGGGCGTATACCCGTGTCCCTGAGTATCAAAAACGCGCAGATGTATTTTTGCGTCCGCCATATTTGTTTTAATTCTGCAAGATTATCAGGAAACAGTAATTTCAAATCATTTAACGGCAATACGCCTCTGGGGTGTTCGGGGTATGAATTACACCGCACAACGTCCCTAACAGGGTTTATCCGCGATTTTCCTTCCTCGATTAAGTGAACATACATTTCCGATAACACCGACAAAATTCTGTTCCGTGTCGCTCCCGCCAATGTGCGCTTGGTCAGCTTCGACGTGGTGCCCATCATCGCTCGGTCAATCATTTTGACAGTAAGCCGCTTGGGGTTAATTTCTCCCCATAGCGGAACCACCCAGTTTCGCATTACAGCGTCCCTTGTGTCCATCGACTTGTCCGTGTAAAATTTTTTCTTTTCTGCGCGTTTGACACGCCAGAAACCGTCTTGCGAAAATAAATCCGCATAATTTTTTATCTGCATAAAAGCCTCCTGCTGTTGACCATAGCAGAACATAAGCAAAAAAAGCATGGCATGGGCAAACTTCTGCAATGCTCCATAAATAAGGATTATTTACAATAATGACGGTTATTATGATTAGGAGCATATTAAGATTTAACATGGTAACAATTATGGAGGTTTTTTAATGAAAACAATTACTTTCGTAGAAATTGAAAGTTATCAAATTATTATTGGTATTGAAAATGCATCACCTGATCCTGAAGAAACAAATGCCAAGGTTGAGGCTATAATTGCAAAAACCCCTGATATTTTGCTCAAAAAAACACGCGAAGAACTCTTGGCAGAAAATGTAGTATTTTCCCATCTTGGCCAGGGGAAAAAAAATGTTGATGATGACGAGGGAAAAAGATTGAAAAGTATACTAGACAATCTAGATCCTCATGAGAGACTACAATTTTCAGGTGATATTATAGCCGACTGGAGGGATACGGAATACTGGATAATACAAGACGGAAGTTGGAACAAACAAAAAATTGAACAAATTGGAGAATCATTACCTCAAGATGCAATATTACCTGATAAACTTTCCCAGACACAGCAAAGAGAAATTGCAGAACAAAACGAAGCGGCACGATTAGCAAATCTTACCCCAGAACAAAAAACCGAAGAAAAGGAAGCAGCCTTGGCCGCCGCAAAACGGGAAGTGAGACGTTTGAAGGAAGAGGCCGAAATCGCCGGTGAACCTTTTGATGCTGCAATAGAATATCAATCAAGAAAAACAAAAATCGAAGAAAAATATAGATAAATGTAAAGACATTGCTCTATGTGCAATTATTTATATGGTTCTATTCTCTTGCGTTTTTAGTTCTGTTTGCTTGCGTGTTCACCTTACAAACCATAACTCGCCTAAACACAACGTACCATGCCTGCCTAATCACGCCGCGCCAGTACCCACCCGAACACGCCAAACCTCACCCCTCCAAAACTGACCTTGCCTCGCCTGCCTTACCGAAACACACCATGCCACACCTGAGCAAGCCGAACCTTAACAAGCCTGCCTTACCAGACCACGCCTAAACTGAACCCAACAAACCTCACCTGAACGCGTCATGCCCTGCCTGCCAAGTTTTATTTTTCGCCTTTGGTCAAAACGTGATACATTCCATTTTCGCCGCCCTTTTCAACGCGCATTTCACCAACGCCGCAACAATAGCCACCAAGATTAAACAGGTTTACTATTTGTTCAAGAGAAATCATGTCGGGGCAAAAAGTAATATTTAATACGGCTTTCCATTCGGGGAATTCGCCCCTGAACCGTATATCCGCAACGCCGCTCGCGCCCGCCAATCGTACCATGTCTTCTCTGGGTTTTGGCTTGCCGATAATCTCTACCAGTTCGCCCTGAATATGAAAAGCGGCAAACATGGTAACTTTGTTTTTAATAGTTCCCGCCCGATAACCAGCCGATACCGCCGCCGCCTTAAAAGCCTTTGCGGGAAAACCGAACCTCGCGCCCTTTTTAATCGCTTCGTTAAAAGCGTCTTCGGTCATTTCCTTTGGCTTGCCGTCAATCCAGTACAGGGAATTAATGACATCGGCGGCGGGGTTTCTCGCTTCCTTTACGGATTTTGCCTTTTTCATCTGCTTGTCCAGCATTTCACGCCGCGCCTTTTCTCCCCAAGCATGGACTACAAGGGGTGAATCGCCCTTTACCGTTAAAGTCAACGGCTCGACTTTCAACTCTTTGAGGGTTACTACTTCCTCTTCCTTTTTCGCTGTTCTCGCCATAGTTTTTCTCCTAAAGATATTTTTTACCCTGCCTATACAGGCGGGGCTTGTAAAATTATCGTTTATAAACTATATTTTGTCAAGTAAAATATAGTTTTTTATCTATATTTTTTTTATAATTTAGCCGATAATAGGGGAATGAAGGGAATGACAGCCAGCGAAATGGCGGAAAAATCAGGGCTTAAATTAAAGACGGTCAAGAAAAGGTTGGAAGCGGCGGGAATTAAACCTTTAACTAAAGAGGCTGTTTATGACAATTCCGCTTATGAAATAATAATTAACGCGCCGCCCAGAGGCAGACCGAAAATCAAGAAGCAGTAACTTTCAACCCGTGTTTATATTGGCGCGGTTCTTTTGGAGTAAAAGCCGTTAAATAATTCGCGTAACTGTTTATGCTGTACTCATGCGCGTCTAGCGGGTCAATTAAGATTGTGCCGTTGTCAAGCCTTATCGGTTTTCCCTCTTTTTTCTGTTTCTCGGTATCCCATATGGCGGTAGAGTAGGCGGCTTTCAGCCCCGGCACACGGGCGGTAAAAAACAGCCGCTTTTCGGACAGCAGAATTTGCTCCAAGTCTATACGGTCGTTAATCTGCCCTTTATAGCAGTTCTGGACGGACACCCCTAAAAGCCCGCTTAACCTGATTTTCTTTCTAATCTGGTTATTTAACGCCATTCCCCCCGCCCATTCGGAGTAAAGAATAATTGGCAGATTGTACCGCTCCTTCAGTTTTTTAAGAAATTCCACTGCCCATTCAGCCAATTCGTCAGCGTCATAGTCGGTCTTAAAAAACGATTCGTCAACGGCATAGACCCTTTCAAATCCCGTTGTTATCGCCGTCGCCTCTAAGGTCGTTTTGCCTTTTTTTGTGCCGTCCCCCAATTCGCCTGAGCCGTAATCCAGCCCTGCCGTAATAATCGCTATCTTTTCGCCTTCGGGAATGTCGGGAACATGGAATAAATCTGGATTGTCGGTATAAGTGCCGTAAATCAAGCCCTGAGCAATGCCCCAATTCCCCAGCCCCTCGATGGCGAACCTTCGGGGGCTGTTTACCTTCATTTTCTCAAAGATAGCCCTGTCGTCGTCTCCCAGAAACTCATTGCAGGTATAGTCCGTTGTAAGGGTGAAAGTGTCCTCATCGGGATTGTCAAAAAACCGGGGTTTAATCCACGTGGTGTCGCTCCACGGGTTAAAGGTCAAAGTCAACTGCTTGAACAGGGGATAAGGTACTTCGCCCCTGAAACTCATATCCAACTTGTCAAAAGCCTGTTCATCGTGCAGCTGGTAGGCTTCCTCAATCCACGCCCATACCAAATGCCCGTCAGATACCGTTATAGAGGTTATGCTGTCGGGATCGTCCATGCCCCTGAATAAGATTACTTGACCGCTCGGCAAATAAGTGAGGGTGTTTTCGCCTTTGGGGATTTTCCACCAGTTTTGAACGCCCAACCTGTTTATAGCCCATATAAGTTGGGAGCGGGTGGAATTTCTATGAGTATTGTAATATTTGCGGACGACTAACAAACAGGGTTTCAATCCGTATGTGTGGAAATACCACATCATAAAAAAGACAAACCATAAAGCGGACGTACAACTCTTCTTGCTTGCCCTGCCGCCCTTCACGACCCGATACCGTTTCTCCGTCAGCCAAAAATCATCATACCCGCTGCCTACGGTGTCGGGAATGTCGATCTCTTTCACTTGCTTAATCTCCCGCTGTTAAAGACAGGCACTTCCACGTTATCCGGCGCGGTAACTTCAAATTTGTCCCTCCAGCCCAATTGTTTGAGGCTGAATATGTACCCCGTGTTGTTCTGCCCCGTATAAAGCATTTTTTCCAATACGGCTTCCTTCCTTGTTTTTAACCTTTTTATAGACCGTGATAACTCTTCATGTTTCCGCTCCAGTTCCATGACATAATCGTATCCCCAGTTATTTTCAAAACAGCACTCTTTCAATATTGGAATTAAGGCTTTGTCGGTGTATTCGTCAATTATTTTGACCATGCTTTTTATGACATATTTGGGCTTTTTCGGCCTGCCGCCGGGGTGTTTGGGCTTTCCCAGCAGGCTTTCAACGTCGTTTTTAATCTCTTCGGTGGTTAATACCGGCATAGCCAGCCTACAGGATAATCTGGAACAGGTTTTCCAAGAATTGCTGTTCGTCCATTGAATCTATTTTTTCGGCTATGGCTTCGGTCTTGTTTGACTTAAAGGCTTTAGTTCTGACAAATCCCTTTAATTTTTGCACGCAATCGGGGGGCAAAGTGAGAAAATACTGCGTTTGTAACACGTTTTCGGCTATTGTTTCGTTGGCTTTTTGCACCTTTTCGGCGGTTTCGGCTATCTTCTCTTGAAAGAATTTTGTGTCCGCCCCATACAGTTCGGTCATTCTCTCGCCCAACGCCTTGTAAATTTCGGACACTATGGGCTTTTTGCTTATGGCGTACCCGGTTACAAATTCGACTAGGGAATCATAATCGGTAACGCTCTCAATGGGGGGCTTGCAGTCGGCTTCCGTCCAGCCCAAGTCCCTGTGCAGTTTAATGGCGGTGTTTCCGTCAAGACAGTAAAAGCCTTCCCCGGCGTCGAAGTTTCTACAGATAAGCAAATCCCTCAGAAAGCCGTGTTTCCCGACGTGCCTTTTTAAGGCTTCGTACTGCTTTTTGGTAAACGGCTCTTTGGGGTTGTAGGGGGAAGGCTTTATGCTGTCTAAAGGGACTTTCAACTAGTCCCCCTGCCGTCCGCGATAGGCTCTTGCGGTGGCGTCCCTCATTCTGGCTGATCCCTGCGGCCCGCCTGAATGTCCCGTGCCTACTTTGCAAATCGCGGTTTTCTTGTTCGTGTTCATAACCAACTCCTTCATAAAAAGATGGTTTTATTGTATCTCTATGGTCTGAATAAACAATATTTACCGCTTGTCTATCTCTTTCATAAACCCGTCTTTATGCCTGAAATAGACAAGGTTTCCTTCATCGTCGAATTTATCGGAGTACCAGTCAAAATTAAAATGAAGTTTCTTCTGGTTCCACAGGTTCTTTAAGAAATAGGTGAAGTCAAATCTTTTCTGGGCGAATTTGAAGGGATGCCTTATGCTTCCCAATGAGTAATCGGTGTCTTTCATAATACAGCCGTCAAAATACTTGATCTGCTTATGGTAGAAGTCGCAGAAGATGTCAAAGGTTATATCGAAAACGTCAAATTCGGGGGAGAATTGAGAGATCACGTCAATCAACAGTTCTTGGAAGATTATCGCGTTGCCGCCAAAAAACTTCTCATTCATGTAAAGATTCAGATTTAATTCGGGGTAGGGGTGTTCTTCAAATCCCCCTATGGCGTGGTGTATTCCTTTCTCGCGGCAGTAATCGGACACGGCTTTTCTTCCCGCTTCCATTTGTTCTTTGGGGTACTCGGCCATATAAAGGTGTTTATGGACTGATTTTGTGGTTTTGTGGTAATCGTACATGACTAATCCGTGGGGCTTTATTAGGTCTATGAGCTTTTTAATCTCCTCAGCCGTTACTTTGTCCGGCATAAAGGGATTAACCGCTAAGGTAAAATGAAAACCGTTTTCTACAAACCACTTGGCTGCCTCTATTTTTTCTTCAGGGCTTAACAGGTTATGCTCTTCATACTTGTTGTTAAATCCGGTTATTGTTTGATATATCGGATCAGTTTTGGGGTCGAGTATCTGGGCTAAATCCTTATAGTCCTTGTTCAGTTTGGTCTCCATGCAGACCGGGAAGCCTAATTTTTTGATAGCTGACAGCCTTTCCCGCCAGTCGGGGGCGCACATTACGTCCGTCCTGTTGCTAATCGTAATTGGCCAGCGTTTTCTTATTAAGAAGGGCAGCAAGCCTTCCTGTTTGGTTTCCAGGTGAAGAATGTTATTAACTACCTTCTCGATAGGGTGGTCTTCGCGCTTCCATGTTTTAGAGTAACAATAGGTGCATCCCTGCACACAGGGGTTCATGGATAGTTCTAATAAATGGCATGATTCTCCGAAAAGCTGTAAGGTTTGAAGCATATTATTTCTCCTTGTTTATATTTGTCCGGTTTTTAGGGTTTAACAATATCAGTTTCTCTTTTTATCTTTTTACATTCCTTGCAAAGATACATTTCGTGTTTTTCTGAATAAGCGTCTTTTTTATAACCAGCTTCTTCGTCGCATTCTTCACAATGGACTACGGGCGCGGAATCAAGGCAATAATCGCAATAGTATTTCCCGTTGGTTGTAAAGTATTTCAAATAACCCTCCTCATGTAACACCCCGCAGCCGTCGCAAATCGCAAAATTATCGGGTATTATTTTTGTTATTTCCTGTAAAAACCAAAGAACATTTTGTGCCATGCTTGGAGATAATTTAGGGCTTTTACATTCAACGCCTTCGGGCAGTTCGCCGTCAGTTAAATAATTGACAAGCTCTTGAATTTTGTCCAACCATTCATCAGGTTTTATTTTGCCAGAATAAGCCTGATTATGTGATAATGCGTTAAAAAACCCTTCCGGCTGTGGCTTTCCTTCTATGTATTTTTCCATATCAAGTTTTACATACGTCATTTAAATATCCTCCTTGTTTACCACGGGTATTCCCGTATCAGCCCGCCATAAACGTCTTTTAGGCTGTCTTTCATAAATACGGGCGTGTTCCAAAACTTGCACATATCAACGATGTTTTGTACCCATTCTTTTTTTGGGATAACCTTGTCTTTTCTGTTTCCGCTCTCCGCGCCGACAACAACCCATTTCCAACGCGCCCACTCCCTATAACCTACGGGCGTTTCTCCGTCCTGCGAAAAACATTCATCATATACATCATCAAGTAAAGGTTCAATCGAAACCCATTCGGCGGCACTGTCATAAGCCCTATGCAGGCTGTCGCTGTCGGTTGCCGACGCGCCCAAGAATAATTCAGGAAAAGGCTCTTCCTCTTCACGGTATATTGTCAATACCCGGTGTTCCCCCTCACATTCATTGCATTTTTTACAGCCTTCAAGGGTTTGCCCGTCGCAGTTTATGTAGTTGTACCGCTCAGGGTTTTTCGTCAGGAATAAGTACCGATGTTGCGGTGCGGCTTTGCAAGCGTCAAACACCCTCTGTATCCATTCATCGGGAACCCAATCCCCGAACAGGTCAGCCATAGAGCATACAAAGATATTTTGCGGTTTCTTTATTTTCTGCGGTTCGTCTAGGCGGTAGCGGTGGAATGTAGGGTCAAATTTATCTGGAAAAGGATTTTCTGGTTTTCCGTAAAGCTCTAATAATCCATGTGGACTTGCTCTTGACATCGTAAAATTACCGCCAAACCTCTTTGCTATTTTAGCGGCATAACAATAAGGGCATTTATGCAGACACCCCGTAACTGGGTTCCATGTTGCTCCGCCTTGTAGCCATTCAATTTTATTGTTTAAGTTCATGTTTTCTCCTTCAATATTGAAAATCTGTAAAATGAAGTATTCCCATTTCGCCAAATGGGTAACTTTTAAACCAGTCTCTAAACTCATATTTATCTTTGAAGCCGTCATTATGCGCCATGTCTTCTGCGTTAGCAAAATATTTGCCTTCAAATTCCATTCTGAAATTATCGTCTGCGTAAACTGCTGTTACCCATGGCCTTCTTAATACTTTTTGTACGCTGACAAGCCGCTTCACGCAAAACACTCTCTGCTTGCTGTTGTACGGCTTGCCTTCCCATGTAAACAGGGCTAATTCTTTACCTTCAAACTTTTTCCAGTAGTCATAGTTTTGGCGTATCGTGTGTATCTTGCCGCTGATTAAGTCGTTTCCAGCTTCGTTTATAAAACGGGGGTTAAAAGATATTCGTTTCATTCAGGTCTCCAATCATCGGGCGGCGGTACTGGCGGATCGGCTATTACAATTTCATATATTCTGCCATCTTCATCGGCGCATTTTGCGTCTTCTATTGCGTCTTTATAAAATCCTATATGCCATTCGCTAAAATATGGCTTGCCTACCACTTCAACCCTGTACCATACAAGCCAGTTTTTTTCCCACCGCTCCCCTGTGCGCTCTTTGTATTGTTGCGGGATTTCATAATAGGGAATTCTCTCTAGGAAACTCCCGCACACACAGCATTTGTCTTTAATGCCCATCTCTTTTTGTTTTTCAAGTATTTTTTTTAAGTATTCGACAGGTATCTTACTTCCTGACGCAAAATTAAATACTGTAAAACAATTTTTACAGAAATATCTCATTTCTTACTCCTTATCAATACGATTAAATTAACTATCATAACAATTAACTGGATTATCCCCACAAGCAGGATAAAAAATGAGTAGTTGGCTTTCAGGGCTTCGGATAAGATGTTATGAAACATTATTTATTCTCCGGTATTTTTAATGGGTGTCCGCAATTAGGGCAGTAATTGTAATCTTGAAATCTGGTTGCCATATAAAAACCCGTTCCGCACTTCGGACAATCAAAATCATCTTCGGTCGTATTATTTACTTTCCACCGTAACGGCTCGCTAAGTTTCCGTTCCCATTTTTCGTTCAGGGCGGAAACTACAAAATCTAAAAACAGACAATTTAATTCCTGATTATTAATAGCCATGCGAAAAATATCATTAAAAGTAAACAACTGTATCCCGCTGTCATAAATAAAAAACCCATTATGGTAAAATGGCGGTTTAATTAAATCCTTTAATGTTAAATCCTTTAATTCCTGTCCCATATTTTCTCCTTCAAAACAAAATCCTCGCAAGTGCCTAATTCGTTGTTTTTATGCGGACACCCCACGCATAACCCGCAGGGGGTATCAAGCCTTTTAATGACGTTTTGCATGATAAGGATAGTGCCGTGAATTTCGTCTATCTCGTTTTTAAGGTTGTCAATTATTTTCATTGCCTTACTCCTTATCAGACAATAGAAATAAAATTTTAATTCCTATCATTGGTAACAACTGAATATATAAGATTTTCTTTTTGGTATCATAAAACCAACCAATCCAAAAATCAAACCATTTAAAGTAAAGATTAATTTTCATTGCTTTCCCTCCGTATTGGTTTCCGTATAGTGCCGTCAATATAATGGCTGTTAATATCGACAAGGTTGAATACTACGTGCTCTCCATCTTTACGCGTAATATCACAATTCATTTGTTTACACAATTCTTTATAAATTTCTACGTTTAAGACGCAGTTTTTGCATTGACAGCCTTTTACCGCTATTAACGCCTTGCCTATCGGTATTTCAATCATGCTTCCCCCTCTGCCTTAAAAGTCTGTCTAATTCAGCGGCGATTAACGCTCCCGCTTTTTTTAATTCCTTAATTCGATTTTTAGGCGACGGTTTCCACCATTTCCAATCCCAAGGCCACAGAAGTTTTACAAAGTTTATGCTCACGGCATTTCTTCCAACAATTACATTAGGCTCATTGCCTAGAGCATAACAAACAGCGGCACGAACTAATTCACCCCTATCATGCTCATCGTCATCATGCTCCGCCGTCCACCCTTCTTCTTCAATCTGCCGCTTTCTTTCTTCGGCTATCAGTTTTATTCCTGTCATGCTTTACTCCTTTTTATTTAAGTTTATATAGACTTCAAAATTAATAAAATTATTATTAAGATAAAACCGCCGATCATGGCGGAGCTCCAGCCATACCAAAAACCATTTAACCAATTTTTCATGCTTTCCCCCTCATGCTCTCCCAATTAAAATTAACAAATATCAATTAGTGATACTGTTTACAAATTCATTCAACGGCTTTGACATCGCTCCCACTCTCTTTGTTTTTAACATGGACATTAATTGTTCGTGAAATTCTTGCGCCTCTTCGGGTGTTGCTCTCGGCTCTTCGGGTTCGGGCAAATATGTCTTGGGCGCGGACATGACAGATAAAATCTCGTCCATGTTTTTTTCTATGTCGGCGGGGCAGGGCACTTTGTTGTAAATTCTGGAAAACCTTAAAACCATTGTTTTTCTTACCGCCAACAGAAATTCATCAGTGCTGTCTTCAAGATAATCCAGCATTACGTCAAGAAACAAACCCGTATATTTTTCGCCGTAATAACTTTCAAAAAAGTTTAATAATTCTTTTACCGTCATTGAAACATCCCCTTTATGCTTGCCCTTATTTTTTCCGTCAGTTCGTCATCGGCTTCCGGCAACGTGCCTATAACCATTTCCCATATCCACGGGGTAATTAAGGCTCTGGGCGTAAATTCGGCTCTGCCTTTTAATTTGCCGTTGATAATTGTCTTAAAATGCTCCAGCACGTTACGCATAAAATCTGCGGTTATTTCCGGAGCCATATTTTGACACCTGACTACAAATAATTTTAGGTTTTCCATGTGCATTTGCGTTGATCCCCTGTCCTGATACATAATTGCTTTAGCCCTCTCGGAACTTTCAAAACAGGCTTTAGCGGCATGGAATAAAGGTTTTTGCTCGTCAGTTAAAACTGATCCCCGTTTTTTGGGCGGCGGCTGGGAAACGGGCGCAATTTTGTTTTTTGGTGAAACAGGGATAATCTCTTTTTGGTCAACGGCACAAGCCGTTGGAGTAAATTCATTATCCTTGTCATTTCCATTGTCATTGTTATTGTCATTATGGGTTTCCGTATTAACCCAATTATCATCTGGGTTATTTTGGGTTTCGGTGGGTTTTTTGGGTTCATCTGGGTTATTTTGGGTTTCGGTGGGTTTTTTGGGTTCATCTGGGTTATTTTGGGTTTTTGGTCTACCGCCTTTTTTCCCATTTTCCTGTTGTTTTTGCCGCCATTTTTCGTCTTTTCTTTTTGTGTGTAAGATTAAATCTCGCATTGAAATCCATACAGCCAATTCCATTCCGATAAAATCAGGCTCTATCCCATTCAAACCATAATCCGCTACCGCCTTATAATATTTTAATTGCATGGTATCCGGCAGCGCATTTATCTGATTAACTGTTGTTTCACTTAATACAAAAGTAGAAAATTCATCTGTCATTTTATACTCCCAAACCAATAAAATAAGCCCAATCCTTTAATGAAGGGCGCTGCGGCAAACAGCATAGGCAGAACATAGCAACTGCCAACCCCTCATTAAAAAATCGGGCTTGAATACGCTATGTTTCTGTCAATGCTGGTCTGCCATACCAGCATGATAAGTCTATAAAACGTGTTGAATTAAACAATATCAAGCTCATTTTTTACTGTACGGTATAAAACCCATTCCCCGTTGTAAGAGCGCGGAAAGCCTCGTCAAGGGCTTTATTCGATATTTCTGCCGCCTGTTCCATAACGGCGGCTAGTTTCTTGCATTTATAAGCCTTATATATAGAGCAGATATATTTACCGCACCGATACCTGAACCTGCCACCGCCCCTGTCGATAAAATGATTGCAGTTTTTGCAGACTTTCAAAAAGTCATTGCGCCATGTTTTAATTGTCATTTAATACCCCTTTACTCCACGGCGTTTCATTTCCATTTCCCATGTGTTATGATAATATTCAGATATTGCTTTTTTCTTACTGGCGACTCCTTTTCCCTCTATGCCTAGTTGTTCGCATATTGCCGATACAAGAGGTTCATGTAATTTTGGAATATAGTCAGTAACTTGTTGCCAGCCTATTACGTCTTTACCGAATAGTGCCAGCGGATTATTATTAAAAAGCCATTCAAGTAATAATAAATCGACATAATATCTTGAGTCTTCGTAAGATATATCATATATTTGATTTTCCAATGTAAATGTCTGTATATCGCCATAATTTGTTTTAGGGATAGTGAAAAGAACATTAATCACTCTGCTAGGATTATTCTCAAGCCATCTGTATAGTTGCCTGTCTTCCTTGTACTCTTTGCCATGAAGTCCAATACTGCCTAATTCTCCGGGGTCAACAAAAATAAGAACATCGCGGTTAGTGTCGGCATACGTTGTAAGCTGATCCATTCTGTGCGTAGTTAAAATATTACATTTTTTTGGTTGTCCGTATTCATTTGAAAAATCTTCAAACCATGAGAAACGATACGATTTTTCCTTAGCGTCATCAAGGAGTAAAACATACATATCTTTTTTTGGTATAGTTTTAATTTTGCTCATTTTCTCCCCCTTTGCGTCTTACAAGCGGCTATACATTCAGGCAGCCGCCTGTAACCGCCTTTACCCTCAAGTACTTTAACGTACAGCCCGCAAGCCGTACCCTTGCTTGCCTTGACAACCAGTTTACATTTGCCGCAGGTCTTTTTGTTGCAGTCAAGCTCGATGGTCAGTTTTTCCATTTATTCCCCCTTGTCATTGGTTCGCTTCAAAAAACGCCTTCGCAAATCCGGGCGGGGTTATCGCCCTCAGCGCAGCGTCCGTTTCTACTTCAATCCCCGCAAACTGCGGAATTAAGGTTATTGCCGATTTATGCAAAAACGCTATTGACGGCTTTTTTCTGGTCGGTCGGATATACAGATTTAACTTTGGGCAGGTTTCCCATGTATGAGTAAAAGCGGGTATGTTAAACTTTCCCCATATATCTGTTTTTTTTGTCCAGCCGTCCCCATATTGATAAGGTTGGAAAGATAATGTTGGTTTACCCATATATTTACGCATAAGACCGCAGGGGTTTTCTATCGCAAAAAATACAGGTTTACAATTTTCAATTATTTTTATACACCTATTAAGAATTTCCGTATTCACTGTATTCTTGAATTTGTCAAAATCGAAAAACTGTTCTTGGTTGTTATATTTATCACGGTTTAATACGCTGTATTCGGTACACGGCGGCGCTGCCAATATGCCGTATACGTTATCGGGCGGTTCGTAGGTTAACACGTCATTGTCGGGTAAGGTGACAAGGCGCACGTCATAGCCAGCTTCTTTGTAGGGCTTTATCCATGAGCCTGTACCGCCGCAGAGGTCAAGTATTATTTTGTTTTGGTTCATTTGTTTGTGCGTTTATTTGTTCCCATTCTTTCTTGTATAGAAGGTTATAATACCTAAAATACATGGTTCTTAATAAATCTCTTTTTTGATTATCATTTATTTTATTTGCCGTCCTGTTTGCCTTCGGTCTTCGTGTTATCCTACATACATATTGACTTTTAAATTTGCCGTATTGCGGTTTGTAAAATAATATTATTCCGGCGTTTTCTGGTATGTATTTTAACGCCCTGTCATAGTCTATGTCTTCGGATAGACCAAAATATAACTGCCTGATATGAGGGCTGTAATGTTTATGCCATTTTTTCATATCGGCTTTTAAATCGGGTAATGACGCTTTAAGTTCAATCTCCGTCGCGTAATCATTTTTAGAAATAATCAATACGTCGCACTCATGCCCGAAATAAGAACAATTAGGGATTACAAACGCGCTGCCTAACCTATAGGGGCTGTCATAATATTGTGTTAACGCAAATATGGCTTTTTCTTCAAATTCGCTTCTCATGTTTTACGGCTCTATGCCTAATTTTTTATCCTTCGCAATAAAATATGTTATGGGAGTATCAAAATCATTTTCCCCCACTAAAAAATCTTTAGGCACAAATTCCGCCCCGTCTTTCTCCCTGTCGTTGCTAACTCCAGATAAGATGTTAAGAATGATTAACGCCCTAGCCTGTGAACAGCCTATGTAATTAGCCAGTTCAACTTTCCTAATGGGCTTGGGGTGTTTTAATCTAAAGAATTCTTTGGCTTTGTCTATCTCCCCTAGATTAGTGTTGCCCCTGCCCGTCTTGGGCTTTTTCCTTTCAAACCAGCTTTTTATATGCTCGGTTATTAAGGCGTTTAATAAGCCAGTCAGAGACAGCCCCTCCAGCTTGGCTATGTCCTGAAACTTCTCCTTGTTAGCCCTCTGTATGTGGAATAATACGGTGGTGTCGGGCATAGGCTGAACGGGAATGAAGTCTTTGAAAAGATACAGTTGTTGCGGATTATAGTTTTTCAATGCCCCTCCCTAAAAAACTGATTAAGCGGTATTCTTTTTATCTTCAATTTCCGTAAACAGATCGCCTGCTTTTCTTTCCGCTATTATGCAGTTATCAACCATTTGTTTGTAATAACTTTCTTTCAATTCAATCGCGATCGCCCTGCGCCCCATTTCAATAGCGATCACAGGCTCGCTTCCTATGCCGCCGAAGGGGCTTAATACAATGTCATTTTTATTTGACCATAATTCTATGGCGCGTCTTATAACGTCTAATTGCAGGGGGCAGATATGTTTCTCGTCTTTTTGTTCCCTTGCGCTCCTATACTGCAATGTGTCCGATTGATTAATGTCCATCCAAACAGGGCTTGCGTATTTTCGCCAAACATGATGAGAAAATACTCCGCCGTGTACCGCTGGTTTTTCTTCGCCGATGTATTCTGTAAATCCTTCGGGATTGCTTATCGGTTCGGGATTTTCGCCTAACTTTCTGAATGTCAGTAAATAATCAGGCAAACCCTGCCTGCACATCGCGCTGTCTTTTATAATTTGTTTGTGCATTAAGCCTATGGCTTTTGTTCTTGTCGCCTCTATTAGCGGGTCTTTCCATATCGTTACCCTGCTGTGGTATATAAAGCCGATTTCTTGAAACATTTTTATCAAATGTCCGGGAAAGTCATTTAACCCTATATAGCCGTCCCTTTCCTTCATAAGGGGAATGTCCATGCAATGAACGCTCATTAACCTTCCGGGCATAAGCACCCTGAATAATTCTTTGGCGATAAAATTGTATTGTTCAAAAAACACGTTATAGCTTTGGCAGTTCCCCAAATCCCGTTCGCTGTTTGAATAGGTATAAAGGCTCGCGAAGGGGGGGGAATAAATCTCATAATGGATCGTATTATCGGGTATTCCGCCCAACACCTCGCAACTGTCGCCGTGATAAATCGCCGCCTTTTCCGTAATATGTTGCTGTATGACTTTCATGCTACCTCCAGCCATTTGGGAATTATCATCTTTTCTACCGCGTTGTATGATTCAACCATCCCTGTAGTTTGATGAATTTCATTTCTGATTATGTCTTTAGTGTGTTTGACTATTTCTCTGGTCATTCTTTCAGCGTCCCTTTGTTTCCGTTCTATATTCTTTTTAACCGCGCCTTCCGCTTCGGAAGTGATTATGTGTACCTCTACAATTTCTTTCTGCCCGAAACGCCAACACCTTCTAATCGCCTGATAAAACTGTTCAAAGCTGTCATTCAATCCCACGAAAATGATCCTATGGCAATTTTGAAGGTTTATGCCGAAACCGTATATTGAAGACTTGCTTATAATCGCTTTTATTTTCTTGTTTATAAAATCAATAATCGCGTTTGTCTTATGTTCCGTCGTGTCGCTTCCCTTGACTTCGACATTATTATTAATCGCTTTTTTCAACATTTCACTTTCTATGTTCAAATCGCACCACAATAAAACTTGGTCTTTGTTGTTATTCGCAATTTCGGCGGCTTTCTGCACCCTGTCCTGCAAGCTGTTTCTCCGCGCCTGCCTGCGCTCGTTCAATGTTTTCGCGTGTTCGCAAAACAGCAAATTCTGCCCTTCGGGTGTCGCCGTTATTTCGCTCTTTACTATATGCTGTATGATTTTTAATTCAGGTAAAATATAGCCTTCATCTGAATAGCCCAGATCGCTGGGCGTTTTAATTACGCAAGCCCATGAAGCGATCCACTTCCAAAATACCGGCTCGGCGTGTCCTTTCAATCTCCATTTTGCAGTTTCCCCGCCGTCATGGACAAAGAAAGTCGCCAGCATTTCAGACCGTTTCATTACCCCTAGAAATTCGGAGTGCATGCCCAATTCCATAAAATCATTAGGCGCGGGGGTTGCCGTACAGCACAATTTATATTTTACGTTTCTACATCTGCTTATCAGTTCCGCCGCGGTCTTTGTCCCGAAATGTTTTATGCAACTGCTTTCGTCTAACACAATGCCGCCGAAAGAATTAAAATCAAACCTGTCCATAATTTCGTAATTCGCTATATTTATGCCCGGTTTAATGTCGTTCATACCCCTGCTTATATGAACGGCAATCCCGTATTTTTCACCTTCTCTCTGCGTTTGGTATGACACCGCAAGAGGGGCGAAAATAATAATATTCTCATTTGTTTTCTTATGGACTTGATACGCCCATTCCAACTGGCAGAATGTCTTACCCAGCCCCGTGTCAAGGAATAAGGCGCATTTTCCTTTTCTTAACGCCCACCTTACCACGTCTTTTTGCCATTGGAACAGACTTTTATTTAATTCGTGGGTGTTAATGTCAAACCCTGCGTTAGGAAATGTTTTTAATTTGTTATGTATAAAGTCTTTATAATTCATGCCCCCCCCAATTACAATTAACTGACCGCCCTCATGTTGTTTTTTTCCATGCCTTGTAATATCTCTGAAAACTTTTTGCTGTTTACGCCAGCCTGCACCATCTCCGCTATTAATCGGTCTATGCTTTCCATGCGCTCTTTCTTTGAGTAGTCCCGCCAGCTTTTAAGCCGCCATTTAATAACAGGCTCGTCTACAGGCTCGCCGTTGTCGTCAACCAGATCGCGGTACTTTTCCACGCCCGCGCCCAGATACAGTTTGATAAGCTCCCTGAAGTGTTCAAAACTTGTGGCGTTGTAGGAATGACAGCCGCTTGTCCAGTAGGTTTGAAGTAATGAGTGCCAACAGCGGTTTTGTTCGCTTGTGCCGGTATCCGCTGGTTCTACTTGGTAGTATTTGCCAGCGGTTAAATTCGCGCCTGTGTATGTGCCGTTGCCAGTGATTAAGATTTTAATAACACCCTCCCGTCAGTTGTTATTAAAACGGACAGCCGCCTGTTTCTTGGTGTTCCTGTATCTGCGGATAATCTTCCTGATGTTCTCTCGGTTGCCGCTCTTGTTTGTTCACGGTTTCCGCCACTATGATAATTTTGCTTGCGTTTTTGCCGTCCCTGCCTGTCCAGCGGTCTTGTTTCAGCCTGCCAGTAACTTTAACGGGCGTTCCTTTTTTGCCGAAGGCGTAAACGTCCTCAGCCAGCCTGTCCCAACATTGAACGTCAAAATAGGACGTTTCTTTTTCAAACTCGTCCCCGACCTTGCGGTAGCGGTTTGAGGCTATCGAAAAGTTTAATACGGGCATACCTCTGGGGGTGGATCGCATTTCGGGGTTTCTTACAAGGTTGCCTTCAATACAAACCTGATTCAAATTACTTGCCATTTTTCTCTCCTTAAATATTTTTTACACGCCTCAAGGCATGTCGTTTTCAAATTCAGGCTGTTCCCCAAAAGGTATAGGTTTCCATTGGGCTTTCCTTTTTTCCAGTTCGCTTTTAAGCCTCGTATACTGTTTTTCAATGTCAGCCATGTTAGATGTCATATATATTTTGCGCTCAATCTCGATTTCTTTTTTGTTGAAAAAAGGCTGTTCGTCGCCGTCCACCGTTTCAAGGATTTTCCTTATCGCCTCGCCAGCTTTCTCTTTTCGCTCTTTTTCAGCCGAATTTGCGCCGTTTTGACCGTTTCCGTTGGGTTTTTGGGGTGAATTCGCGTTATTTTGAGGCGGCTGGTTTTGGGGCGTTGACGGCGGAGGCGTTTCACCGTCGGGGTCGGGCATATCCTCCGTAGGTATGCAAAACATCTGTAAACAGGCGTATTTGAAAGCTATCGCCATAGCCTTATTACTTGCCTTGTCGCCCGTGTCCATTCCCTCTCCCACCACCACACAGCACAATTCAGAGCCGTCCTCATGCGTAAAATGGTACTTGACGGTAAGCACCGAATAAAACAAAGTGCCGCCTTTTGCCGTCGCCCTTTCATGGCGTTGAACGTCGGTTACTTCGGGGTAGATAAATATTTTGTTTTTAACCAGTATGGGCGACAGTTCGTTCATTACGTCGTCTATTCCCCTAAAGTTAAATTTCTGCTCCGTGTTTCTGCGTTTTTTCGCAATAGGCTCAATCTCGCTCATGGCGGTCGCTATTGCCTGATAGATACCGTTACTCATTTCTTGCCTCCTCTTTCTCCATAATAAAACCTAATTCTTTTAGTTTTTGCTTGACGCTTTCCATTTGTTTTTCAATAATGGGCTTTACCGCTTCCCACCCTATTTCGATTTTTTCCATATTACATATTTTCCCTTCATGGTTCAGGTCGTGGGTATCAACAACTACATAATGCCTATCCTTATTGAGAATAACCATATAATTATCATAAGTTTTCACTAAAGCAAATATTTTATCTAATGTTTTTCTATCCGTTGGCTTGTAATGCTTGCAACTGATTCCGGCACAGCCGATTTGTTTACAGGTTGGCGGTTTCATTTTTCTTCTCCTTCCTTTCGGTTCTTGTTAATATGCGCCCATATTTTTCAATTTCATCTACCATCCAGCTATAACCAGAAAAACCTTCGGAGCGTTTTCTGTATAATTTCGCTTCATCGCCCGTTATGCGCTTAACCTCTACATTCGCGCCCCATCCATCTCCAAAATTGTAATAATGGTTGTCTTCTTTTAAATTTTTAAGCGCAAGGTCTTTTTTCTTATAACTTCTTACAATGCAAAACAGCCTATTATCGCCAGTCCATTTGCCATTCCATGCGTTATTGTTCGGCATGGTTAAAATAAATACTCTGTATTCCATAATAAATATCCTTTTAGCGGATTATTAAAGTTTCCGACCCAAGATAGGACACCCCCTCAAGCTCTCTTTCCGCGCCGCTGTCGTTCATGTAATAAAGTTTCCCCCTGCTTAAAGGAAATTCCTTTTCGTCTTTCTCGTAAAGCCGCCCTTCGTCAACCGCTTTTTTTATCGCCGTCTTGTCAATTTCTCTTTTTAAGAATTCGACGGGTATTTTGTCGGGGTTGAAAAAGCCCTCTGATTCTTTAACGCTTTTTTGGGTGTTCATGTAGTAAAGGGTGAATAGTTCGGTTTTCATTTTCTTTTCTTTTATTTTGTCGAGTAACAAACAGGCTAATAATTTAACCCTGTCCGCCTCATTTTCCCTCGCCTTAGCCCTTTTTGATAATCTGTCAAGTTCGCCTTTTAAGGCGTTTTTTTCCGCTTCGGCGATCTCGGCTTCCATTTTGATATTCTTAAAGACTTTGCAAATGCCGTTAATCTTTACTTTTATATCACTACCTATTTTGTCAATCTGCTCGGATAAGTAGGCTTTCTCGGCTTCGGTCAGTTCCCTTGTCTCTCCAGTTTCTGGATCGGTAAGATCGCTGATAAGGGAGACTAGGGCAGACCATTCCTGACCTAGTTCATAGGCTGTCAGTCTTTTTTCAGGCATTTTCTTTCTCCCATTTTTTGTTCATGGCGGCTAAAATAAAATCTTTAGCGTCGTAAAAAGCGGGGCTTAGCGTGCAAATAACGTCATATTTTGCGTCGCATATATTAGCACTAGGTAAAGCCGTACCTTCACCGCCTACAATAATCGTAAACGGCGGCTTTAATAAATCTTTTATGGCTTGTTTGCTCATTGTTCTTTCTCCCTTTCCGCAAGCATAGCGTCGGCATATTCATAGGCATAATGTGCGCTAGATTCCGTACAAGGCGGCACTAACGACGCAAGCCCCGCCAACGCTTGCCCTGCAAAATAATCCCTCAATGTCATGCCGCCATTAGTTACATAGACAGGCTCTGCACCTTCTTTAGTGTCCTGATAATGCGAAATTATTTGAGTAGGAAATACCGCCCCACCATTTTTCATACCGCCTCCTTATATTCATTCTCAAAATCCTTGTATTCGGTTACTTCCCTTAATTCAAGCCAGTCATTGTCTATGTCATGTTTAATTTGCCTAATAGCTTCGTTTTCCGCTTTCTCGTAGTTTTCGTCCGTGTCGTTTCCTGATACCGTTACTTTTACGGTCTGCCTTACCTCAAAGGTATACTCGGTCATTTTTATTCCGCACATATTAATCTCCTTATTCCAGTTCTTCTATATAATCCGATAGGGTGTTTACCCTCATTAAAAGAGCGTCAACAACAGCAGTAGGAATATCCTTGTTGCCGTCAAGAAACCTCAAGATGGTGTTTTTATCTTTTTTCCATGCTTCTTTCAGTTTTGCCGCTGGAGAGTTTAGCGTCCTGCTTAAGATAGCGTCTATACCTGCGTCGCCTGTTATATTCATTGTCATTTTTTTTACCTCCGTTTTGTGTTTATAGGCACATTCAACTTCCTGTTTTTCTTTATCAACACCTTTGTTACATTCACACGCTCTACAAGCCGCTGAACCAACTTTTGTTATAATGCCGAATTTGTCTTCGCCTTTATAAGGGCAAGGCGTACATAGGTATGTTGTGCCCTTGCGTACCACGTATCCGATTGTCATTTTTGCGCCTCAATAATTTTATCAAGCCTTTCGCTTACCTCGCTTAAAGACTTGTTTTGTTCTTCTATCATTAAAGACAGATCGTTAAAAAACTTATTTTGCCTTTCCATAAATTCTATTAACGGCGTTAAATCAATCATGGTTACGCCGCCTTAATAAACCCAAGAATCACTTGGAATAAACGTCATTGCGGTGTCAATACCCACGAGTTCTCTGGTGAGCACCGTAAACGCCTTAGCAGCCGCATACACACTAGGATTAATTTTTCTTACGTCACCCTTGAACAGGAAGTTAATTCTTTCGCCGGTTGCGCTAAAACAAATTAAGAGATCACCCTTGTCAAACGTTATGTCTGCTGCTTTATTTATCCTTTCAAGGATATGTTCTTGTTCTTCCGCTTCTTTCCTTGTCATGGTTACGCCGCCTTGTAATATTGGGCTATATATTCATGGCTGTTTTTCATCACATAGCCGGATACGCCGTCTTCCTGCCATAACTGTATCCAGCGGTAATAAACCATTTTCTTCGTTACCTTTTCAATTTTGATTTTCGCCATTCCGTCATAAGCGGTTTTTATTTCGATAACGTCGCCGGATTTTAACGCTTTTATTTGTTCTATTTTTTCCATGTTACGCCGCCTTCTTTTCAATCTTTTTCCATGTTTCATTGTAGAAATTTTGCGCTTCGATTATCGTGTTAAAATAGTATGTCGTACTCATGGAATTTCCGATTATACGGCTGGTAGGTTTTGGCAATGTTTTCTTTATTCTGATAGTGCAAGCCAAGCCGATAATTTTGCCTGTACTGAATTCGCTTATTACGCATACTCCGTGATACATTGTCTTTTTCATTTTCTGCCTCCGTTGTTTTCTGCTAACGGCTTATTCTGTTCCTCTATCATCTTATGGAATGACTCTTGACTCTTGTAATAAGCCATTTTCTTTTTTTGCATAATCGCCTTGTCTCTGGCGGTTTTGCACCTTCTGTTTAATATCATCATTTCCTGCCTTCCTTATTCAGCCATTCCGCAGTATTCGTACCACGCCTCAAGAGCTTGTTCTTTAGTGGCTCCGCCGATTTCAGCCGCCTTAAAATATACCTCTAAGGCGTTTCCGTCTTTCTCGTTCATCTTTATTAAGTTAATCAGGTCTTTCTTTTCCATTTCTTAATCTCCTTATATTACTAATATTACTATTAATAGTAATAATTGTCAATAGTTTTTAAAAAATATTTTCACTTTTTTTAAAGATTTTTTGCGGTTTTACTTAATAGGCGTTAAGTAGTTTTGATGAATTTGGCTATTTCTGCGTCAATTTCTTCTATTTTATCTTTCTTCCATGCGGTTGTTATTTGTTTTGCGTCTAGGTCTATCGCCTTGCCGATTTTAATTAACTTGGCTAAGGATATGGATTGACCGCCGTTTAAAAGCCTCGATATATAAGACTGCGTTAAATTTACCTCTTTGCAAATATCAGCGTGTGTCTTGCCGCTTTTTTCATAGGCGGATTTTAACAGTTTTGTGATATGGCTGTCCTTGTCCATGCCTACCAGTTTAATTGACTTTTTGATGTTTTTCAACCTACACACACCTTAATATCCCTTGTACGGGAAACCTTATCAGCGGCTTTTTGCCGTTCTTAGGCTTGTTGAATTCAACCTTATCTTTCTTTAACTCGCGGGGTATGTCTAATTCCTCGTTAGCCTCCGTCCACATATCGTCTGTTTTTGCCTTTTGCGTTTTTACGGGCATCGGCAAATTTGCTTTGGGCGTTTTTGGCGGCTTCATCTGCTTCTTCCTTTTCGTTTCGCTTATCCTTCTTTTGGTCTCTTCGCTCACTTTTCTGCCGGATTGGGAGCGGCTCATTTTAAGCCTTGTTTCCGGCGTGTGAAATTTTCCGGCCATGCCGTTGGTCTTCCTCCTTTTCGCGGCTTCGCTTAACTTGCGCCTGTATTCTACGGAAAAGAATTTCATTTATTTTCTTCTTTATTTTATATGAACTTACCTACTCTTTTTTTATAATAATAGGTTTGTTTTTTTCCAAAAACATTTATATAACATTGTTCGTCTCTCTTAAAAAAAAATTCCCAAGGCTCTACTTTTAGTATCATCGCTATTATCAATAATGTGCTTATCAGCGGTATTGCTCGCCCCGTCTCATAACCAGAGATAACGCTTCTTTCAATGCCTATTTCTATGGCAAGCCTTAATTGTGTCCAGCCTTTTTTTACACGGAAATATTTTAAGTTATGGCCAAATAAAAATTTAAATTCCTGTACCGTCATTTTATTTTTATCTTTTTTACCTTATCCGCGGGGTATACGCAGGTCGTGTTTTCCCGCGTATTTACATATATGCCGTTTTTATTAATAGTAACGCTGTATAACTTTTTGGCGTTATATTTTTTCTTTTCGCCGTCATTAAACATCAGTTTGATTTTCATTTACGCGCCTCTTCTTTTTCTTTCCACTTTTTTATACCTGCTCTTGTTGGGGTTGATGCAGATGATGTCAAAATCTTTCCCGTGGCGGTTTTCCCTTAACCGCCTAGAAACCGTGTCGGCGTGGTTATATCTTGACGGCGGGTACATCCTTAACACGTCATTCTTTAAGTCCCACAAGCCGAATTCGTAACCCATTGGGTACATGCCGATTAAATCCCTCACCGCCTCGCTCATTGACGCTGATACGCAAGTCCTCATAACCCCCTCCCTTCTCCGGCGACAGTCAGCCGAAGTTGACCCGAAAAAAACAACGCTACACGCCCTTTTATAAACGTGTTTCCCCCGCTGGTTGACAACCAGCTTTAATGAAGGAATGGAAGCGGCGGGACTTGAACCCGCAATGGCTGATCAGTTCCACGCCTTGCCAATTCGGCGCACGCCCCCGTTTCATATTTGCTTTTAATTCTTATGGACAATAAAAATTCCACGCCTCCACGCCTAAAATGTCAGCTAACAGAACCATTACTGTGATATATGGATGGCGTTCCCCGTTTTCGTATCTGGCTATCGACCTAGCGTCAACGCCAGTTTCCACCGCCAGTTTCGTCTGACTCCAGCCTTTCTTTTCGCGGTATTTTTTCAAGTTTTCGCCGAACAATAATTTAAGCTCCCTTGTCGTCATACTAACGCCGCCTTAAATTTTTCAAGTATCCCCAGTGTTTCTTTTATGGCTTTAACTACTTCTTTCGCGTATTTGCCGCGCCTGTCATCGTCCGCTTTTTGTTCTTCGGTGGACATTTTTCTCCATCTTTCTTCCCTGTCAAGAAAACAACCCTCGCTTTTACAATCACCCCTTTTAACTGGTTCTTCGCCTTTAGAAAACCAGCAATTACATATCTTTGTCTTTTCCTTCGCGGTTATTTCTTCGTGTTGCCCTACCGCCAATATCGCGCCCATTTATCCTTTTAACCCCTCAAGCCATATTTCCAGTTCGCGCCTGTCATGGCTCCGCTTTCGGCGGCGTATTCCGTTTACCGTTATGTCGGCGCGGTAGACGTTGTGTCGCTTGCCTTTCGCGCCTTTTGTGGAGGTATCAAAATAAATGCCTCGATTATAATATTTTTCCATTTAACTTTTCATATTTTTGCCTGTAAGTTTTAGCTATCTGCTCATAGTCAAACTGCGTGTATTTAACCGGATCGTTTTTAGTGGACTGCCAGTAGTCCCATTTTTCCTGACCGTACATATCTATCAAAACTTTTTTATACATCTCCGTCTGGCCTTTTCCATCACAATTACAGGTCTTGCACTGCCCGTTTACAAGCTCTTCGTTAAACAGGATTGAATTCATCCTTCCCGGTATCCCATGCCCGGCGTGTATCTCGCCCATAGGTTTAACTTGGCCGCAGGTGATACATCTGCAATAAAATTGATCACCCGTAGTTTTGATGGCGTCCCGAAGTCTTATGTATTTTGAAAACCATCTCCACGCGGTTTCTTTTTTGGGATTGCTTGATTTTTTTATTTTGTAAAATCTGCCCATTATTCAGGTCTCCAATTACCGTCAGGCTTGCCGAAGGGGGTACAGGCGCAGACGAATATCGGGTCAGCCTCTTCCGCTCCTATAACGCATATATCAACAAGTGCCTCTTTTTCGTCCGGATAAAGTATCCATACGTTGTTGCAATTTTCAGTGCAATTGGAAATGCCGCATTTGGAATAGACCGCGCCTTTCCATTCATCGCCGTACTCTTCCTTAAACTGTTCAGGCGTGGGGTGTTTTCGGTGTGCGTTTGAGCATATGCGTTCTTTTCTATCAGGGGATATTAACGCAAAGCAATTACCTTCTATGATTTTTGGCAACTTGCACTTTTCAAGAGAGCAATAAAATTCTTCATCAATTTCGTCCATTTCATTTCCTACCTATGCTTGCGGCAAAATTCCTGATCGCGAGTCCAAGCCTGATAACAAATCCGCTCTTTGAATTTTCCCCCGCGTCTTTAATTGACACGCCCAGCCTGTAAATAAACCCTTTCATTTTCCCCTCCTATTTTAGACAACTATTTAAAACTTCCAAATTCCCCATGATATTTTTTAACAGCTTCACAATAAACCGCGTATGCTTCTTGCGCTGTTTTGTAATACCCTAGCCATATTTTTTGTTTCCCCGCTTTTATCCTTGTTTCAAATACTCTTCTTCTTTTAATGTACGAAACTCCTTTATATCCAGTTGTATTATTTTTTTGAGTATGTTTATTCATGCTATTTTGAGAGCTCGTACATATCCTTAAATTGCATTTTCGGTTGTCTAGGGTATTGCCGTTTTTGTGGTCTACTTCCATTCCCTTTGGGGCGTTCATAATAACCCTATGAAGAAAATCACTTTTGTATATGGCGTATATATTTTTTCTTGATTTTACTATATGTATATGTTTTTTTCCTAATAAATTATAATCATCTTCATCTATGAGAATAATATTATTATTAACATTTAATTCCATTTATTAAACCTTTTTGACAATAGTATCCAATCCATTTATACAAATGGAAATTTTCTTTAATTGCCATGTATTTATTGTTTTCAATGTGCCGCCGAAACTAGCTCCATAAATAAACAATAAAATTGTCTTACAACTCGCCTAAAACTTTCTATTCACACCCTCCAGCAATTCGGGGTTATCGTGTATGTTTCCCACCACTTCAAATTCCGCTTTCGCGTAAACCCATAATTGAGGATTTCCTTCTGCGGTACTGTCCAGCGTTCCCTCTTTTACGTTGCCAGTATTTATACATTGCCAGCCCGTCAATTTTTTTGACCATTTGACGATGTGGTATAAATAGCGTTTCTTTTTACCGGAAATGAAATGAAGGGATTTTAGAATGTCGCCTTCAAAAACTTTTTTACCTTCTTTGTTCGTCAAGCCGGTAAACTGCCCCACGGTTTCAGGGATAACCTCATAATTAGTCCCGCGTGATGTGATAATAATTGCGCCCGATTCATGATGATATAAATCGCCATATACCAACTTTCCGCTGTCTTTTCGTTTTCCCCTGTATAAGTGTTCCCTCATGCCGCCCTCGCTTTAAACATACTCAGCAGGGTGTGAATTCCCATGTCGCCAGTCCATATTGCTTCGCATAACTCGTTGGCTTCGGCTTCGTTGTCAAACCAAATATTGAACGCGGTAAAACCGGGCTTTTCAACGTACCAGCTTTTCGGTTTTTCCTTGCGCTCCTTGCCAATAACAACCTGTTTCGTGCCGGAATAACGCCCTTCATAGATTTCAGCTAACAGGTGGTAGAATTTCATTTTATCGCCTCCTTGGCTTTATTAAGTATTTTTGATACGGCGTTATTGAATTGTTTTTTTGTGATTTTAATTCCTAATGTTTTAGGCGTTTCGGTGCAATTAAAATAAATTGTTAATTTACAGCCGGCTATTTGGAAAGAATCGCAAGTAATTAACGCGCTTGAATCATTCAGACATTCAGTAACTTTTTTTGCGTGAATATAAACAGTCAAGCCGCCTTCTTCATATTTCCAGTATGTGTCGTTATACATTTTTTCAAATAACGGCATTTCCTCTTCTATAAATATTTTATTTAACTTCTTTTTCGTTTCATAAAGCTGGTTTTCAAGATTTGTTTTTAACTGTTCAAGTTCCGCTTTTTCTTTCAATTCCTTGCCTCCTGACAAAAACGGCTATCCAGCCTCCGACGGGTGAGCGTCTCGGGCTGGATAGCCGCTCTCATAACCGCCGTCTTCTCACCTACGGCGGTAAGGTTTACCCTAAAAAATTACCCTTTCAGGCAATTTCTCAGGCTAACTCTTTATCTGACAAGGATTTATTTTTTCACTATGATTAAAAATGTTAATTTTTTATTGCTTAAATATGAAATAATTAGATAACATATTGGCAAATTGACTAAGGAGAAAATAAATGGTCTCAACCATACTTCTGATAATCATTTATATATCGTTTATTAGTCTGGGCTTGCCGGATTCATTGCTCGGCTCCGCATGGCCTTCAATGTACGGCGGTTTAAGCGTTCCGCTGCATTATGCGGGATATATTTCAATGATTATCGCCGGCGGAACGGTTATTTCCAGTATTTTCAGCGAAAGAATTATCAGGCGGCTTGGAACAGGCATTGTTACCGCTTTCAGCGTTTTTATGACCGCCGCCGCCCTTTTAGGGTTTTCTTTCTCCGCCGCTTTCTCTCAGTTGTGTCTTTGGGCAATTCCTCTGGGATTGGGCGCCGGTTCCGTTGACGCGGCCTTGAATAACTATGTCGCGCTGCATTATAAAGCAAGACATATGAGCTGGCTTCACTGTTTTTGGGGCGTTGGGGCTTCAATTGGCCCTATTATCATGTCATTCTATTTAATAAATAAAAATTCATGGAATCTTGGGTACCGCACAATCGGATTGATTCAATGCTGTCTTGTGGCGGTATTATTTATAACTATATCACTATGGGGAAAAAATAAATCCCAAAGTAACGATGAAAAAAATGAAACCGCTAAAGAAATAAATTTTAAAGAGATATTTAAAATTGCCGGAGTAAAACAAATTTTAATAGCGTTTTTTTGTTATTGCAGTCTTGAAACCATAACCGGATTATGGGGAAGCAGTTTTCTGGTTACTGAAAAAAATATACCGCCCGAAATAGCCGCCCAATGGATTTCATTATACTATATCGGCATAACGTCAGGACGCTTTATTTCTGGCTTTCTTACAATGAAATTAACTAACCGTCAGATGGTTAGACTGGGGCAGGCTCTTATCGCATGCGGAATTATCGCGTTAATGCTGCCCTTTGGCAGGATGCTGTTATTACCGGGATTTTTTATAATTGGGCTTGGATGCGCCCCCATATATCCAAGTCTTTTACACGAGACCCCAATAAATTTTGGCAGTGATAAATCGCAGGCGATAATGGGAATACAAATGGCAAGCGCGTATATTGGGACTACTTTTATGCCTCCTTTATTCGGACAGGTTACATCGTTTTTTGGTTTTAATATTTTTCCTTTATTTATAGGCGTTATATTAATACTCAATATAATAATGGTTGAATTATTGAATAAAAAGGTGGACAAAATAAAAATATAAAATATTGACAAATAATGTTTTTTTTATTATTATAAATCACCATGCCACGCGCTAAAGAAACATTTGATGACGCAAGTGAAACCACCCGACAAAAAATAAAAGCGGCGGCGTTGTCTCTGTTTGCAAGGAAAGGGTTATCGGTAACAATAGATGAAATTGCAAAAAAAGCCGGTTTAAGCAAAGAGCAGCTTTCTGGACATTATAAGTCTAAAGAAGAGCTAATTGCCGAATTAATACAACAGGCCGTTGTTATTTCCGGTAAAAGCATAAAAGAAATTGCCGAAAGGGACAGCAGCGCCGCCGTAAAAATAAAGCAAATAACCGCCATGATGTGTGAAATGCTGTCAAACAACTATATTGGAATAGATTATTTTATGTTTATAATTCAGGTGAGTATGAGCGATTATAAAATACCGGAAACAGGATTGTTTACGGCTGATATGCCAAATCCGATTGAAAGCCTTACGCGGATAATTTACCAGGGACAGGCGGAAGGTTCGGCTGTAAACGGAGACCCTATGCAGCTTGCGGCTGTTTATTGGTCGGCGATACAGGGGCTTTGCTGTTTTGCCATAACAGGCATACCATTGTCGCCTGATCCTGAAATATTATCGCGAATTATATTAAAAAATTAATGTCAATATTTTGTATATTTGTATTTATAAATATGTAAAAGGAGAAATAGAGATTGATTTTTGCGTTAATATATTTTGTTATTTCTCTTCTTGTACTTTTTCAGGGC